CTCTCCAGGTGGTTTCTGGTATCCAGTAGCAGCTTTTTCATTACCATCCTTGTCCTTTGTGATCAGGCCAGGAATTGATACAGGTGTTTTGGAGACAGGGGTTCCTAAAGCAGCCGTCAGAACCTGCTCAGGAGTATATTCCTGTATTACTTTATCAGGCTTCTCTTTTTTCTCTTCCTTCTCCAATAAGACAAGCTCTCGCTTTTTTAAACGTGAGTAACTCTCAAGTAATTCAGTAAAGTAATCCATATCATATCATAGCTAAAAAAGAAACCCAACCCGCATCCAAACGAGTTGGGTTTTTAATTATTAAACTCTATAATTTATGCAATGGTGGTTCTAATTTCACCGTCAGCATCATTAGTGTTAACAAAGTAATCGTAACGGAAGGTCATTTCGATAGTATGGAATTCGTTTGTGCTATAGTTATACTCTCCATGAGTAACTGATTTTGCATACGCTCCTATTAAATGAATGACGTTTCTGGGCTCACCGTTTGGTTGAAGCTGAACGAGTTCCATTCTACCTTTGCTGGCTGTGCCTCTTCCAATATCACCCATTTGTCCGTTTCTTGGGTCATATGTTTTACCAAATAACTCATAAAGAACTCGGTCAACTTTAGTTCTAGAAAGGTTATCGAAAGTTACAACTGCCTCCTCCATACTAGGTCTTCCAGGATAGTAAGTCTTGTCGTTAACTCTGTTAACTTCAATGTCTTCAACAGACATACCGATCCCATTAACCTGCTTTGCTGCTAAGGTTAAGGGTTTTTGGTTCCCGTTAAGAGTACCCCCGTCACCTGCGCCCTGCTTATCAAAGAAGAAGTTAACCTCCCATTGATATGCTCTCACTGAATCTAAGTCAGTTGAAATGTTTGGAACATCATCACCTTCTGTAATGTTTCTATTAACTAGAGGGTCTGTTCCTGCGAAATATTGTTTGTATGCCATATCTTATTTTTCCTTGGTTAGCTTACCTTTGCGGATTGATTTGTGATATTCAACTCGAATACTAAAATCTCTGCCGTCTTAGTGGGCTTGATAATTACTTTACACCATAGCTCGTTTCTATCAACGCGCACAGGAGTATTTACTGTTTCATCACAAATAACCTTGAAATCAGTGATACCTCTGCGTTGTTTAATATCTTGGAACAATGGTTTGAGAAGGTTTGTTATTGCTTCTTGAGTGACGGGATCATTAGGTTCGAAGATAAATCTTCTTGTTGCCGATTCAATAACTCGTTTCACATAAACCATCAACCTTCTAACATTGATTCTGTCTAGAGCAGTGGGCTCTCTTTGTGTGGTTCTTTGACCGAAGATTGTAATCCCCTGTCCTGCGAAGTTAACAATAGGGTTAACTGCATTACCACCACTGTACATGGAGTCTCGGTCACCTCTGTTAATAGGAATCTCAACATCAGTAGGCTTAGTTAGTCTACCTCTTTGGAATCCTGCGGGAGCAAACCAAAGATCTGAAACAGTGTCAGTGAATCCCATCTGCCTGATGGCAAAGATTGCGGGGTCTAACCAAATATCTTTCCCTAGGTAGGTCTGGAAAACCTTAACGTGTGGGAAGTATAGAGCAGCATAGGAACTGTTGAAAGGTGTTGCCCTGTAAGTGGTTAAGCCATTACTATAATCAATGGCATCTCCAACATTTCCAACACCGTAAGGTGCTCCAAAGACTGATAAGAAATCACCAGTAGACTCAGCTAGTGTAACTAATGCGTTTTGAACAGCAGCAGTGGTAATTCCTGGAACAGCGGCAAGCGTGATGGGAACAAGGTCATCATCAAAAACTTGCATTCCTGTTCTACTTGGGGAAGTAGTTCCTACGAGAGCAGTGGTCTCAGCATCTGAGTCTGCACCTGTTCCGTTATCACCGTCGAACATACTGTAAGTGCCAGCGATAAACTTGTTAAATCTAGAATCCATGTACCTTCCGTCTGTATTTAACTCTGCGGCAGATGTGTCAGTTGCAACATTTCCTCCACGGTTAACTGTCATAGCACCTTTGGATCCTCTAACAACCCCAAGAGTTCCTAGGTTTGCTAGTTTATCAGTATAATTATTAAACTTCGTGATTGTTGCAAGATCAACACCCTCTGAGTAGAGGTTACCTTTAATGATATCAGAGGTTAAGTTGGTCTCACCTGTATTAATTACATCTTCAACAAAGTTTCCTGAGTTTAATAACGATACTTTGAAGTTTTCTAAGGCCACACCTTCCTCATTTACCTGGATGGTGTTGTTGAAGCTACCTAAATCTTTAACTGTAATCGAGTTACCTAGTAAAGTTCCATCAGTTAGCGTCGATGTGTTGTAACCAGCACCTTCAAAGAGTGATTGCGCTAAGTAACCTAGACCATTTACTCCAGAACCATTTACAAAGCTCACACCTCTAACAACTGCTGAAACGAATCCTGGACCAGAAGGACCTCCGATACCTGAGTTTGCATATGAGTTCATAGGTGCAACACCTGCACCATTACCCACGCCTAAACCAATTGTCGCATTTGCAGGAATAACTCCTGAAACACCACTTGTGTTACCACTAAGATCTAGGGGATAAAGAATTGGTGATCTTTGAGTTAAAGCAGAATCTCCAAAAGCCTCAACGGTTAAAGTTGAACCTGAACCAGCGAAGTTTCCAACAATAAAGTTACCTACAACCTCTGGGATAGTGGTGTCTGTTCCTGATGCTGTGTTATAAGATCCAACTTTTGTTGAATCTAATGCAGCGCCAAAGACAGAAGCCATGGCTTGAGCCTGTGTGGTGGCTGATGTTCCTGCTCCATATGATGTTCCAGCTAAAACTGAGTATGTTTTTGCTGTTGAAAATTGATTTGTACCTGCATTATCAGTCACTTGAACACGGAAATACATACTACTTGTAACACCTAACCCTGCGGAGGATACTCCCAGGGCAGGGCAAGCACCCATATCGACCATTGCGCTGGCATCAGATGCGGTAGCAGTGTCCAAAGCACGAACAAAGTAAAGCTGGTTACAGGTTTCTAGAATCTCTAACGCACCTTCAATTGCTTGACCAGGAAGAACTTCGATAGGTCTACCGAATTCTTTAACTAAGTTTTGTTGGCTGGTAATAAGCTTTGCTTTGTTGGGCTCACCTTTAGATGCGAAGCCAACTAAACCAACCACAGTAGGATTAACCGCTGGGGTGTAATCACTAATATCTCTTTCTATAACATAAACACCTGGACTAACGAAATTTGCCATAATTTATTCCTCTATGCACTCCTGACCGTAAGAATTCTTCTTTCTGCTAGATTATTAATCTGCTTTGTAAGGTAGTAATTTGGGACTACAACTGTCTCTCTAGGCATTAACCATATTCTTTTAGTGCCCTTTTTTGTAGTTAGATAAAGTTCTAACCGTTGTAACGAATCATTCTTAATTGATTTCAAGATTTTACCTCTATTTGTATTTAGAGGTATTGAGTAGCTTTTGGGAAAAAATTATCAGATCAGAGTGCCGTTATTTCTGCATTTACCTCTTCTATCTTGCCTGTAGAGGTTATTTTAAATGCGGGACTCTTAATATAAGTTTCAACAGAAACAGTAAATTTTTTCTGTAGTATTCTATCTTCCCTATCAGCAAGAGCAAAACTGTAGTTGTTTGCCTCACTAGCTAAAAAAGCTTGGCTTTCTTTGGAGAACTCCGTTAGCAGCGGTATTGAAGGATTAAAAGCTAATCGAATCTGTTGAGCTAATTGATCCAAGTCTTCCATATATTTACACCAAACATTCAAATCATATTGTAGTGTCACAGGACGGTCACAAAAGCTTACAATCCTTTCTGCTCTTTGAGATTCTTCATCCCATAAAGTTCGCTGGATTAAAAGGCTACTGTTTCTTCTTCTGGTGTCTGCCTCTACAACAGAGTTTTGGGACAAAGTTATCATAGGAAGAACAATGTTATCATGTTCATTCAGCTTTGCGATTGTTCTTTCAGGGTTTCCGTATCTACACTTCACCTCAACTTTCTCTAAATCGTTATTAAGATAAACCATCTTATCAAAATTTGCGATTAAAAATCTAACAATCTCTTTGTAGGCATTAATAGGGACAACACTTTTCCCTTCCATTTGCGACATTAAATTTAATAAATATTGTTGAGCAGTTCTAGAAGAGCCTTTAAAATCAGATAAACTTGAAGCATTTGTATCTGTTATTTTAAATGATTGTTCGGTGGTTACAGTTCTTATATTAGTTTGTGTCATTGTAGATCTAAGTAGCCTCCAACATCTTCACTCTTTTTGGTAAGGTGTTCGTCAACGATATCCTCTGTTTCGCGTAGGAGTTTGGCAGCACATACAATGTGATAAACACCATACAACTGAAAGCTGTCCTCTTGAATCTCAAATATCTCATACCTTTGATTTTGAAATTTAGGCTTGATAACGTCACCAGCCTGGGGAACCCTAGAAATCTTCTGGGTAATATATGATTTATTAAATACGAATAACTGATCATTAGTTAACTCTAAACCAAACTCAGTTAGGTTTTGTTCTACAGGTTTAGGCTCATAATGACCGTGGACCTCGATAGGATCAGTTGCAATTTTCTTTGATCTATCCTCTAAGTATACTTCATCGTAATCTCGATCAATGTAATACTTGTAATACAAAAGCTCTGATCCAGAGATGCGTATTAGCTCATCATCAACAAGGTTAAATAAGTTTATATCAGCATTCTCTTGATCAAAAAATGATAGCTGGCTCTTCCCGTCCACTTCAGGGATAGGAGGCATAGGAGTCGTTACTCCAAATAATTCTTTCTTTCTAACCATTAGTATGTGCTAAAAGCAGGGGGCTCCTCAATCTCTGACAATAATTCCTGGATTAATGCTTCTTTTTCTTGCTGGCTTTCCTGTGCGAGTTGTGGTCCATTCAATGTAGCCCCTCCCGCAGGGGATGGAACAGAGGCAAATTTACCTCGTATTTGAGCTAAAATACCTTTAGCCACAGCCAAGGCGTATCTTTGAGCCCAATTGAGATACGCAGGTAAAATTGTATTAGAATCAATAGCTCTATATTCTATGATTACACGTTCAGGTGTGATCGCTGGAGAGGGATAGATTTGCAGATACTTCCCTCCAATAATATTGAATCCACCGTCTCCACCTAATATCTTTCTATACATTTCTAATGTCTGTTGCAGTAAATAAAACTCACCTACTTGCATATTAGAGAATAAAAAGTTATCTTGGAAGTACTTAATGAAGAAATCTTGTTCTAGCGTTCCTGCTTGAGCAGCAATAGTTAACAAGGTTTTTCTATAGGCTACATACTCTAAATTTTGAATCATGTATAAAGGTAATTCATAAATGTTCTGACCAGCAGAGGCATCAAAGGAAGCATATTGTAAGTTCCAAAGAGGCGCATGGTAGTTTAATCTATTTATTGATTCTTGTACTGTTTGCTTTAGTTGAAAATCAGTTAACTCAACTCTAACAATAGGGAATCCAAGCATCCCTAAAACATAATCTTTTATTATTGTTTCAAAGTTGCTAAATTCTGTTGCACTTTCTAGAGTTAAGCGATTAAGTTTTGGTGCATCAATCTCACCCTGCTGGGCATAATCTGTTAGCTCATCACCGCCGTAAATACCATCGCTGCTTCCATAACCGTTAAGCTTGGGGCGAGGTATCTGAGGGGTCGTTCTTTCGTTTACTTGATAGTCTGGCATTATCTATATCCTTCTTTTCTTGTTTCTTTTGTGATTTATAATTAACATCACTTGTCTTTGTTAAAGGAACCAAGTAATGGTTATCTACCTTTACAGAAGACTCAATGATTTGCTTAGGTCTAATTTCTACTATCTTATCTCCTATAGTAGTTAGCATTCTAAACTTACATTTGCTTTGATATTTGTACATTATATATAGTTAAAAAAGAAATAAGGGTGGGGGAAAACTTCCCCCACCCTCGTAAAAAACATCCTAAAGATTATTATGCCCAGGAGTTGTTCTTCACAGCGACGAATGGTGTGAAGAGGTAGTTGGCGGTTGGACCGATCAATCTAATGATTCTGTAGAATCTTGATGCGGGAGCAACTGCGGCTTTACCGTAGCGGGTAATGATACCCTTTCTGGGTTGGAAGGTCTCAGGATCGGTAATGGTAGGTGTCTGCTGGAGTGGGATGTATGGTGCATATACATAACCAGAATCCATAGCGTTGGCACCTTTGTAACCAACCATGATCTCGTCCTCAGGATACATGGGATCAACATAGAGGTCGAACTGACCACCAAGCTTACCACGATATTCAACACGGGCACCGTTCATGTTTGTGGGACCGTCAACATTCTGAACACCACCTTCCATTCGTGCTGCTGCGTGAAGCATTGCGGCAACGGTTGGAGAAGTGACGATGAAGTTTCCAGGACCACGAAGGGTGGACTTGTAGATATCGGTTGCTGCCCTATGGCAAAGTGCCATTAGGTTAGCGTAAACGTGACCAACATGCTGTGGTGCGAAACCAAGAGTGCTGTCTGAGAAATCAATAAGGAACACGTTGTCGTAATCCTTAGGTCTCTTATGAGCGTAACGACCTGTGAAATCATAATCCATGCTGCTTGCGCCAGTGAAATCAGGCTCAAACTTTAAGTTAGTTCCTGTATCACCTGCGTAAGACTGGTCAAGGCTTCTTGCATTCCACATTTCATCAGTACCAGCGTTACCAAACTCACCCATCTTGCCTACACCGTAAGCAAGCATTCTAAGGTCTTCAACGATTTCACGGTCGATCTCAAGGCGAAGCTCTTTACCAAGAAGGTCGGTAAGCTCTTGCTCAAGGTCAAGGTTGTGATAAGCGCGAAGATCTTGAGAAGCCTCAAGAGTCCAAAGGGCTCTCATCTTGCGTGTACGAGCGGCGACGGGCTGCTGCTCGATGTTGAACATCATCTCTGGGATGCCAGATCCTTCAAGACGCTCACCAGCGGAGACGTTGAAACCAAGAAGGCTTGCAGGACCAGTAGCTACGCCGCGCATCTTCCCAGGTGTTGGGAAATCAGCGATTTTACCACCAACGGTGGTTGAAGGCGCACCAGAAGTTGCGTTCATGATGTCACTAACATCAAATCCTACACCAGGGGCTCCATCAGGAAGACCTGGGCCAGTTGCGGTGCCATCGGTCTGGTAGTTTCCAGTACCACTTGCCATAATCTGACCAGCAGTAAGCCCTCTGTAGGTGAGGTTGTACTTACTGTAAATTGCTTGCTCGGGTGTACCAGCAAGTCCATCTCTGCGTGAGTTTCCAAGATAGAAAATCTGGGAAACGGGACCCTGCATGGGCTGAACCCCAACGATATTGTTGGCGATTAGCTCAGGATAGACGCGACGAACAAGAGGGAACGCAAACTTTTGGAAAGCACCTAAACGGGTTGTGGTGGTTGTTCCACCGATACCCTGAGCAACATCCTCATCCATCCGAACTTTTTCGGAGATGATTGCCTTTGCTTGGTTTTCTAAAAGTTGAGCAGTTACTCTCTTTGTGTACTCGCTTTCTATTCCTTCCAATACAGGAGACCACTTCTGGACTGTTTCGTTGGCTACATCGCCATTGACGTTAATTTCCATTGTCTATAATCTCCAATTATTTTTTAAAGGGCATAAAAGCCATCATGTTTTCGTTGATAAACTCATTACCATCATGAGGTTCAACTGTTTCTTTGTGTATCTCTTCATCTACTTGATCAGAGATAACGACTGCCTTTTCATTACTTTCAAAAGGTAGCCTAGCGGACTCTTCTAAAGCCACTACAGCCTCATGAAGGTTTTCCTTATCATCCTCAAGAATCTCTACCTTTTCAGATAAAACCCTTAAGGTGTTTTCTAATTTTGAGCACTCAGTTAATGCTGAGTTTAACTCTCTAATAAGAACACTGTTCTCTTCTTGAATTTCATCAAACTCTTTTCTAGTTTGTGAAACTGCATTATCTTCATCACCGCTATTAAGCTCTAAAGCCATCAAAGCCTTAAGTGATTCAAAGATGCGAGCGTTCTTAAATGTCTCGTTTTCTTGCTCAAGCTCATTCATGGCATGAGATTTTACCTCATCAATCTTCATCCGAAGAAAACCATGAACTTTGTTTTCTAAATCTTTAACTTTGTTCCCAACCTCTTCTGAAATAACCTCATTAACAAGTGTGGCGATCTCAGAAACCGTCTCCTCTGTTAATCCTTCAGGAAGAAGCTGCGAAATACTATCGAATTTACTCATATTTAAACTCCGTGTCTATAAGTATGTACACCTCTTAAAAAAAGAGGCTATTTTTTTCTAAATTTTTCTATTTATTGTAGGGGGACTTTCTAGTGCCTAACCTCTTCTGGGCTATCATCTTACCCTCTTCTCTACCTGCCTTTATAGCAGCCTTCTTACCTAAAAAGCCCTGCCTAGCCATGGTGTCTTTTAACCTACCTCCAAGAGATTTACCTACGGTGACTGAACCCGCATCTCTCATTCTTTTTGCTTGTCTAGTGGAAATATTTTTATTCTCTGTTAAAGCATCCTTAAGAGCAGCGAACTTATTTTCGTAGCATTTCTCAGGAGCAGTCACAGTATCAAAATCATCATAGCCTCTAGTTTTCTTAACTCTTGGCTTTCCTGTGTAGGCTCCGTAAAAATCTTCCCAATTACGGAAGGGGTCTTCCGCAGTAGGCTTCTTCTTACCCACCTTAACCAACACAGGCTTACCTTTAGCCATGGGTCCTGGATCTTGAGTAGCAAATTCAGCGGACTTCTCTCTTAATTTGTCCTTAAGAAGAGTTGTGAAAACTTTTTCTTTTGCTGCTTTATCAAGAGTATCTTTAACAATCTCCTCCACTAAAGTGGATTGAGTAGATTCTGAAACTCCAGGAAAAGCGCCTCTAGTAGAGGGATCAGCGACTAAATCAAATGTTACTAATCTAAAATCATCATTAACCTTTTTAGTTCCGTCTGCATTTTCTGATAAAGTTCCCATACCTCTAGAAGAGATACCGACTTTTACACCGCCTTCAATTAAAGCTTGAGCAACTTTACCTGCTGGAGTGTCAAGTAGTTCACACTCACCAACAAGTTCGTTATTTTTAAAGTTAAGGTTGGTGATTAGGTGCGAAACATTAGTTAGTTTAACAGCGTCATGGCTTGGGTGATCTAATTCACCAAGTAAACGTCTCTCATTCATCGCATCTCCAATCCTTGTAACTTCTCTTTCCAAAATAGACTTGGAATAAACACGCCCGTTGTTATTCTTTTCTTCACAACGACCAAAAACACCTCGTAAGATAGGTGTCTTTCTGCCTCCCCTACTTTCAGTGATGAGTTCGGCTCTTTCTACGATAAATGTATCTGTTAAAATCATTTCTTTTTTACCTTATATTTTTCAAATTTTCGGGACTTCTGTTTCCCGTGTTTCTTCATTGTTCTGACTGAATGACCCTTGATACTATCCCACTTAGCAGAGGGAGTAGCAGAGCCTGGGGTAAATCCTTTAGCTATTTTGCCAGAACTCTTCTTACCCCAACCTGCTTTACTAACAACATATAGTCTTGCTGCTCCTTTAGTAGAAAAAATCTGTCCAGGGTATCCTCGTCTAAGAGCTACCTTAATACTTGGGTAGTTCACAACTTTAGATTTCTTTGAGGATACAACCCCATCCTTTAGAGTGTGGTAAGAACCACGCTTATCGGGACGTTTTTTAGACTCAATAACTAGATCTACGAGGGGCATTTTTCCTTAATGTTTTTTTCTTCTTTTTTTGTGGGTTTTTGCCCATAGGACCTGTGCCCAAGGAAGTTGTAAAGGTAGCTCCTGTTGCGGACCCCGTTCCAACTATACCTAAAGATTCCATCAAAGAAACCAACTCTTTTAAATCATCCACCTTTTTCTTATATTCAACTAGAAGATGTTGTTTATAAACACTTTCTTCATTGACAAGCTTGGGGGTAGAAACAGGAGCTTTCTTTTTAGGAGTAGGAGCAGGAGTAGATTCCTCTACAATAACTGTACCTACATCAACATGTGCCTTAGCCCAATGTCCCTCAGATAATATTTGAGAGGCAAAGTTATTGGGAACTTCAACGTCTGAGACATCAGGGGCATCAGGGGCCTGAGCAGCAGCGAACTGCACAGGTTTACCCTTAGATACCTCTTCCTCAAGAAGATTTTCCGCAAAGCTTGCGATGTCTATCTCTTTCATCTTCAAGCTTCTTCTGTTTCCTCTTCTTCCTCGGCTTCCTCTTCTTCCTCTTCTTCTTCGTCATCATCACCAGACTCAGAAAGAGTCTCGTATGCTACGTCAAAGACATCAAGCATATTCATTGCGTGTTCCATGAGGTCTTCTTCCTCAAGGTTATCAAGAACATATTGAAGATCATCCAAAGAGAATCTATCCTGTGAGTGATCTACTTCACCATCTAGAGTGGTAGGCTCATCGTACTCATTTGCGATACCGTCTTGGTAATCATCAATGACACCCATATCGCCCTCGTTAGCTGACTCGCTAACAACTTCACTTTTCTTTACGTCAACATTTGCTTTTTTCCAAAGTGAACTTTCAAGAATAGTGTTGACAAAATCCTTGTCTACATCCTGACTAAAATCCATAATATTATAACTCCGTTATTATTGAATAAGGGCGAAAACCCTCTACGAGTATGTACTTACTTGCACCAACTAGGTGCAAAAAAAATTAAATCTGTTCAGTAAGTATTGTAACATTTCTAGCAACAATGGGGTCTACAATATATGAGCCCCCTTGATTAAATTCACCATACCCCATCTCTTCAGTGTCACAATGAACCCCTTTGTTTTCACAAAATAACCTACCTATGTAAATGTTCGCTCCTGTAGTGGCAGTTGTAGTGTGTCCACAGGTAGCGGTCCCTTCAGAATCTCTTAAAACAATAAGTTCATTGTTAATAAAAACATTTTTAGCTAATTTAGCGTCAAAGATAGTGGTGGCAGCGAGGGGGACAGGTACTCCTAACACATTATGTTCAGGAGACGAACATATTCCTGTACCTGTATCTCCGTCAATTGCTATAAATGCCATTAGTAACCTCCTCCAAGCCTGTCACTAGCATCAGTAGGCGCTGTGGTTGCTCCTGTCGCCGCTTCTGCGGTTGTTTTAGATTTATTAAATACTGTTACCGCTGTGGTTTCGTCTGTGTCTACTAAGATAGTGGGTTTTTTGTTATCTATATTTGATATCTCTTTAACCTTCGTAAAGTAAGTTTTATTTATTTCTTTATCAGGCGATACAGTATTTCGCGTCAAGTTATTTTTAAACGACGCTAAGTTATTAGTATCAATAGATAAAGATCTAAAATACTTTGGTTCTAGTCGAGTGTAAAGATCGTAAAACGAAAGTGAATCCCGCTCTCCTAATTCAAAATCTGATTTAATGGAGCAAACCTCCAATAAGGTTTTACAAGCAGGTAATCTTTTTCTAGGTAGGGTAGGAGCACCCGTAGCATAATTATCAAAAGCCGCTAAAGAATCATAATCAACTGAGTATTCTCTATTCTCTTGATAGTATACACCATTTTCAATGTCAACATCAAAATTAACACCTCCTTCGGTGATAACTTTCTCAGTGATGAACTCCTGTCTCCATGTTCCCGTATGGTTATTCTGTTTTTGCGGTGTTGGAATTATAGATAAAACTCTGTTATTGAAGCTTTCAAATTTGGATCTTTGATGGCTAACAACAGCACTTGTTTTATCAGAAGGCACAATGATGAAAAACCAAGGCATCCTTCTTACATATAAACTATCAGGAGTGTTATCAAAGTTATCCAAAGACATGTCTTCAAAGGTTGCGGTTACTTTACCTGTAGATGTTAAGTGGTTTATAAACATATCATCATCTCGAATCATCACAGTAAAATGCGGAAAAGCTTTGTTCTTTATAAAAGAATCTATAGTGGCTGTATCAGTGACATAGTTGTATGTTGCTTTTGTTTTTTTGAACAGCGGGTCTGTAGAAAGTTGATCTTCAATAGTGCTTTTATCTAGAGTTAAAATGTAGTAATCATTTCTTGGGGTGGATAGATCTACGTTTAATTCAACAATGGATGATGGGGGTGTGCTGCACGATATATCAATCTTATACGTCTTATCACATAAATAAAAAGCTCTTGCAGTATCTTCCAAGTTTAATATTTTAGCCTTCTCTCTATCAGAAAAAACTGTTAATCTATTCGTAGAATCAACGGTATCAACAGTAAAGTAATCACCATCCTGCATCTCTAAGGTGTGTGCTGCACCTGTTGAGTCAGTAACAGCAATAGTCTCAGAGTTAGGAAGATAAATATTCTCTTCGGTTAAGTCTGATTTTTTATAAACTAGCCTCTTGTTTATGTCTT